TGAAAGGAGCCATCATGTATGCAACTATCATCGCCGTAGTAATTCTATTTGCCGCGGTTCTCGTATCCAAATTACCACTTCCAGTGGTTACTTGGACGTCGATCATCCTCGGACTAGTTCTACTACTGGCTGTTGATGTCGCGTTCGCGATGGATTTGCATCTCCCACCTGTAAGGTGTGATATGCATTTTTCTCCTTTCAAGACGGATGTTTGGGCTTTACGACCCCAGTGCCTACATTGCAGTAGGCATCGTCCCCATTGTCGTGTTTGTCATCACGATTTTTGGAGTTGCGGCGGGCGTATGCTCGCCGTTGTGTAACGCCATGTCTCACCGTACCATAGAATATGGCACGTATCTCTACGGCGACTATTATTACTATCTCTACCAAAATGGTGATGATGGTAAGTATAATCCCGATGGGAGCACTAAACATAACAGATATGATATGAATAGTGTAGTGATGCATGTGAGCGGCACCTCCGGTCGAAACTTCAACTGGGGTGCTTTTTTACCTTTTGGCAGTTCCGGGAAGACGTTAGATAATGTCAAACCGGAAACTGACCGCCAAGCCCTTGATAGGTGTCTTGAGCGGGCCATTGGGGCTAATTGTAACGTATTAGTCGATATCGCACAGTTCAATCTGACGATGTCTTCTGTTTACGGTACGCTCTCGCGTTATACGAACTGTTGGCGGAACCTCCGTAAAGGGCGTCTCGCCGACGCTGCGAGGTCTTTGGGATTCAAGAAGAAATTCAAGAATTACAAAGATGGGCTCACTTATAACGATGCAGGGAATGCGTGGCTCGAAATGCAATACGGCTGGAAACCTTTAATGTCTGACATTAAAGGCCTGGCCGATGTACTCGAGCTGCAAAACTCTGACGCCCGTCGCTGGACAGTGACGGGCACATCGCGTTTTAACAAAACTGTAAATTACTGGGGTGTACCCGACCCGAATTATTGGGGCGGAGCATACGCTCAGATACATTATGAGTTTCGTTATCAGTATAAGTGTTACCTAAAGGAGAATATGTCTGTGCCTCGCACAATTGGTCTTTATGACCCGTTGTCTCTTGCCTGGGAAGTCATACCATACTCATTTGTCGTCGATTGGTTTATACCGATAGGCGATTATTTACATGAGCTTCAGGTCGTGAGAAATCTCGACGCTGAATGGGTTGTGACAAAAACCGGGCGGACCGTATATAACGGAAGGCAAGTCCCTGGAAGTGGGGGCGGTGATGATGTAACATATGACGATTGTCGCCATATGCTGCTCCAACGCCGCACTGATTTCACATGGACGGACATACCAAGGCCTAGGTTATCTGGTTTGGAAGTACTTTCCCCAACCCGGTTTACCAATGCCCTGGCTCTCCTCTCGCAGGCCGTGACACGCTGGTAAGCGCTCACGGCTGACAAGTATTACCCGACTAAGATGTCTTAGTCGGTAATCAATACACCCTGTTCTTTAACAGCTAGCAAGGAGACTATTATGTCAGCAATGACGAATTTACTCGTCAAAGACGATACCGTTACCACTCGACAGGAATTCACTTTCGAGCCCGTCACAGACACACCTTATCCGGTGTGGCGTGCGGCACTCGCCGGTGTACCATTGTCGGGGCAACCTCGCTTGACCTTCTCTATCGATCCGGTCAAGTCGGGAAGCAAGATAACGGCAAAGCTCGAAGTTCCAGTAATGGAGTCTTTGGGTACTGCAGGATCTTCCGCCGGATATGTTGCACCGGCCAAGGTCGCTTACGTCACCACTTGCATCTTTACGATGTTCGTTAGTGACAGGTCTACCACCCAGAACCGAGCAGATGCTCTGGCAATGATGGTAGGTCTTCTGCAGGGGGCTTCGTCAACGACCGCCACTGGGACTCTGGATCAAGCGTCGGCAGGAAATGCCTTCCTTGATTCCACGAAGCCTATCGTGAATGCGATCGTATCCGTGTTACAGCCCAACTAAGCTGTAACGACCCTGACGCATAATGTGTCAGGACTTTCCAATAAAGGAGAAAGTATGTGGACTAAAGAACGAAGTTCAGAGACTTCATTAAAATTACTCTGGAACATTGCCGACAAGATCGACACTTTGTATTGGGACATCGTAGGTGAAGTTAGCTTGCGCACATCGGTCAATATGATCGCTATGAGCAATTTCCTAGCAAAAAGGAAACAGAGGTACTCTGAAAAGAGTATCATACTGGCTATCATCAACTACAAGTTCAATTACGACGTCGATATGTGCCACGTTCTCGATGTGCAGTATGCTCGACAGATCCAAGCTCTTTTCAGTAAAAATGCTGATATAGACTTGGGTATTGATCGAAGTCATGTTGCATTCGACAAATTCGTGGAGGCCAACACTCACTGCAGGGATGTAAATCGTCGCCTTTCGTATCACCGGCGCAAGCCGAAATACGTCAAACCTTCCATTTTCTCAGTTCTGCATGGTGCAGAAAAGAGGATCAAGAAGGTTCTTGGGCGCGTACCGTCCCTTGAAACATTGCAGTTCATGTTTGGGCCCGGCAGTAACACGAGCACCCAAGGTACAATAACTAACCCTAGGGCTAAGTTAGGTGTACCATTGGCGTGTAGTCACGATCTTGCCTCAGAACAAAGTGTTCTTGCGGACCTCTTAGCGGAGGTCCCCAACTGGATGGCATTACACGCCCATCTCGAGACGGAAGATAGTTTTTCCGTGTCAGTGGACGTTCATCCAGGGAAGCTAGTTTGTGTTCCGAAGAATGCAAAAACCGACAGGACCATTATGGTGGAGCCTCTTTTGAATTCCTTTTTTCAAAAGGGTATAGGCTCCTACATGAGATCCCGTTTGCTGCATTATGCAGACCTGAATTTGCAGGACCAAACACGTAATCAGCTGCTCGCGAGAGCGGGTAGCATTGATGGACACTTAGCAACCGTTGATCTTTCATCAGCGTCTGACACTGTGTCCTATGAACTCGTTGCACAACTCTTACCGGAAGACTGGTTCGAGTTGTTGAGTTCATTACGTACTGGTTACATCGTCGCTCCACAGTTTTTTGGGAGTAAACAGTTCGAAATTGAAATGTTTTCGACGATGGGCAACGCGTTTACCTTCGAGCTAGAGTCCTTGATTTTCTGGGCTCTGACTCGTGAAGTTTGCGCGCACCTGCATGTTTCATCTCAGGAGGTGTCCGTCTACGGTGACGACATAATCTGTCCTACCGAAGTTTATCCCTTTCTCACTGAGGTTCTCACGTACTGTGGGTTTATCGTTAATACAGATAAATCTTATAGCACTGGGAATTTTCGTGAGTCATGTGGGAAGGACTATTTGCACGGTTTCGACATCCGCCCGTTCTACGTGAAATCACGTATATCGGATCGGAACCTCTATTCCATTCACAACTTTCTCGTCCGAAACCTCGAGTTTGAACTCGCGGATTTCGTAAAAGAATTTGTGAACCAGGCTGAAACTCTCTACGGTCCGGACGGATATGGTGATGGCCATCTTATTGGCAATTACACACTCCGCAAGAATCGTAAGGCGCTCAGATCTGGGTGGGACGGAGGTTTCTTTGATACCTATTCGCTTAAGCAGCGGTTTTACAAAAAACCGCTACCTGGCGACGCTGTGCTCCCTTCCTATAGTATTTATACAGGAAGTGGAAAGCACAGTGCTACAGACCCGGATGTTGTCCGGGGAAGTCACGGGTACACAAAGTTGTCGATCTACACACTAAGGCGGGGTATTTTCCGCTAGTTTAATCATAGTATCTTTTTCTATGTGACCCATTGGGTTGCGGGCGTGCAACATAACGCGCCCGTAGAGGTCTG